GGCGGTGCGGGAAACCGAGCCGCTCGGCCTGGTCACCGATGGAACCTCAGGCGGCAAGGGCGCCTATTACCAATACAACGGCCGGCACATTCACATGGGGACCACGGAGCAACAGCGGCGGTTCCCGGCGACTTGGCGCCACGAGTACGGCCACCATTACGACTACATGCACCCGACCACCACCGTGGACGGCGACCCCATCCCAGGTTCCACCGCCGCCCTCCAGGAGATGAAGCGAGACCGCGCGCGCCTGCAGCGAAAGGTCAGGAACGCCAGGGGCGGGCAGGCCGTCGGGGAAACCTACAAGCAGCACCTACAGGGGATCGCCGGCGGGGATGACGCCCAGGCGCGCCGGTATTTCCGTGAGAAGTTCGCCAAGCACGGTGGGGATGGCGATGCCTTTGCGGACTTCATCGCGCAGGTCCACGGCGAGGACGCGCGCCTGATCGAGGAAGACGGCACGGTAGGGCTGCCCGGGCAAGAACTGTCTCGGATGCTAGCCGAGCTAGACTGTGGGCAGTGGGGGGAAGCGATTAAGCAGCCGCTTCGGAGCGTGCGGTTCGCTGAGCTGGACGGGCGCCTGCCGGAGGGTTTTGCCGCGTACAGCGACGAGGCCAAGGACATGGTCAACAAGATCGGAGACATGACCGGCGCCGTCTCGATGAACCGGGTCGGATGGGGGCACAAAGAGGCCTACTACAAGCGTGGTTATCCGCTCAGGAACCCGGACGGAAAAAAGGCCCGCGGGTTCTACGACTCGAACGCCAAGGAGGCCTTCGCGCAGTATTTCGCCGTCGAGGGTGCATCGCCCAATCTCCGGCGTTTTTTCCGCGCGATGGCGGACATGACGGTCCCGGATACCGTGCGGAAGTTTGACGAGATTATCGACCGCAACAACCGAGGAGAATAACGGATGACGGGAAAGTCTATGGAGTACGCCATCGAGGCGGCCCGATTCTGGCACAGCCCCGGCGACAGCCGAATCGTGGACGCCGAGATCGCTTATATGGAGAAGTTCGATGAGCCCGTGCCGACCGAGCTGCTGCCATCCGATGAGGGGGAGCAGGCCGGCATACTCGAGCAGGCGGTGAGCGACGAGGTCCGCATTACCGAGGACAGCCTCCGGGATCATTGGGGCTGGGATATTCCCAAGAATGCCGACCTCTAAGAACTCCGCCGAGGGATATTCTGTGTATCTCCTGTAACACCTGTATCTCCTGTAGTAGTCCGCCGCGATTGGGCCCGCCTATGGTGGGCCCAACTTCATTGGAGGACGACTATGGCAACCCGCAGGCTCCCGCGTAGCGCCTTCCACCTGCACGCCCCAGTCCAGCTGCAAGACGACGCGGGCGATAAACCCAGCGGCGAAAACGGCAGCGGCTCCCGCGAGTGGTCCGGGATCGCGTACAGCGGCGAGGCCCTGAAGCTCGGGCCGTTCGACGATGAGCGCCTGGTGATCGACCTGGAAACCATGCGCGGCATCGACCGCAAGCTCCCCGCGCTGATCGGCCACGACCGCGGCCGGATCGCCGGCTACACCGAGAGCGTCGAGGCCGGCGAGGCCCTCGAGGTCCGCGGCCGGCTGCTCTCCTCGACCGCCGACGGCCGCCAGGTCGCCCAGGCCAGCGATGAGGGGTTTCCTTGGCAGCTGTCGATCGACGCCCGCCCGGGGCGGGTCGAGGAGGTGGCCAGCGGCGAGGAGGTCACCGTCAACGGGCGGCAGCTCGCGGGCCCGCTGGTGGTGTTCCGCGACACGCAGGTCCGAGAGGTCAGCTTCACCCCCACCGGCGTCGATCACAATACGCTCGGCGCCGCGCTCAGTGATGACCCCGAGACAATCACCGTAGAGACCGAGGAGGCCGGAATGGGCACCAAGGACAACACCAGCGACCAGGGCACGCCGACGGTCGCGCAGCTTCAGGAGCAACTCGCCGCGGAGCGCCAGGCCCGCGAGGCGGCAGAGGCACAGCTCGCCGAGGAGCGCCGCGCGCGGCGCGAGGACGAGGTCCGGCACCTGTTCGCCGACCTGGGGCGGGAGTACACCGAGGAGGCCGCCGCGCCCTACGTCCAGATGAGCGACGAGGCCTGGCAGGCGGTCAGCCGCGATATGCGCGCGCAGGCGCCCGCACAGAGCGCAGGCGCGACGCCGCCGTCCGCCCCGGACCGCGCCACCCTGCAGCGCGAAACGGCCACGGGTGAGCCGCACAGCGAGCAGCTGAGTGACGAGGAGATCGTCGCCCACCTCGCGTCCCTGTAACCGCTAGGAGGAAAGAGACATGCCCCACTTTGGCAACCAAGTCGAGACCGAGAAGGCCCCGGGGCTCCCGAGCGACGTCCTCGTCGGTCACGACCACACGATCCGGGACTACGAGTACGCGGGCCCCTGCGAGCTGTCCGTCGGCCAGGTCGTCGGCTGGAACACCACGACCGGCCGGATGGAGCCGCTGGAGACTGACGAGCACACCGGCGAGGTCAGCGGGGACGGCTCGGAGACCACCTTCGACCTCGACCACGACGCCGTGGACGGGAGCACCCTGCTCGCATACGAAAGCGACGGCCGGATGCTCGCCTGCCGCGTCACGCACGGCACCGGGAGCGAGGGCAAGGACCAGGTCGTATTCCGCGAGGCCCCGGACTCGACCGTGAGCCTGCGCTACTACCGGACCACCGCCACGCCGGCCGGCGTCTGCCTCGCGGAGGCGGAGCTGTCCGAGGGCGACGTGGTCACGCTCGGCACCGTGGTCGGCGGCACCGTCGCCATCGGCGAGGTAACCGGCGCCCCGGGCGACCTCACGCACGGCCAACAGTACGGTGCCCTGCGCTTCGCCGAGCAATAACCCCCGATAGGAGGAATACCGAATATGCTCCCCTGGACCCGACAGCAGCTTGCCGAGGCCATCGACCGCCGGCGCCCGGTCGCCACGCCGGTCAAGGATCGGCACTTCCCGGACGGCCAGCAGTTCACCGTCCGCAACGTACAGCTGGACATTCGCCAGCGCCCCGAGGGGCTCGCGGTCACCGTGTCGCCTGGCGTCGAGTCGCACCGCGCGGCCCGGCACGGATGGGAGACCCAGACCATCACCATCCCGCGGTTCTCCGAGCACGACATGGTGCGCGCCGCGGATCAGGAGGCTTTCCGGCTCCCGGGCCGCTCCCCGACGGCACAGATCCCGCTTGCCCAGCACGTCAACCAGAAGCTCGATGCCATCCGCGCGCGCTTCGACCGGACCATGGAGTACATGGCGGTCGGCGCCCTGCGGGGCGAGGTGAAGGACGGCGACGGCAACGTGATCGCCACCTACCCGGTGGAGAACCCCAACGCGGTCAAGTTCTACACCGACAGCGGCGGCGATGACCCGTATGACGTCCTGGACGATAAGGTCGTCGCGATCAGCCGCGAGCTGGGCGGGATGCCGGGCAACTTCTACCTGTACGCCGGGAAGGACGCCTATAAGGCCCTGCGAAACCAGCACCGCGTCCAGGACTTCCTCCAAAGCCCCTACGGCCCGCAGATGCTCGCGGGCGGCGAGCTGGCGCAGATTGCCGGCATCAACATCCAGCGGATGCCGCAAACCTTCGTCAACAACGCCGGCCAGGAGGAGCCCTTCGTCCCGGACGACGAGATCATCCTCGCCACGGATGAGATCGACGCCGCGACGATTTACGGCCCCTGTGAGACCCCGGACGGCAGCGAGGCCCGGCGGACCTTCGTGGACCAGTGGGACCTCCGCGACCCGGCCGGCACCGTGGTCCGCCTGGAGCGCAACCCGTTCCCTCTCCTCCGGCGCCCCGGCGCTGTGCGGCGGCTCAAGGTGACGGGCAGCGGCACCAGCGAGTAAACCGGGATAAAGGAGGGGCGCATGGCTGAGCCCACCGCAACCCGGGCCGCGAAAGAGGCGGCGGCCCGGCCCCCCCTTGGGGGGATTGATGAGGCGTTCGGTGTCAGTGACTCCGAGCGCCGCAAGTCGAACCCGGGTGGGGGCATTGGAGGCGCCACGGACCACCCGGATTGTGTGGACTGCCCGTACTGCCCCCCGCCCGGGGGCGGAGGTGGTGGCGGCTCAGGCGGCGGTGACCCTGGCGAGCCGCAGAAGGGTCACGGGGAGCGGATCGCTGCGCTGGAGGTTCAGATGCGCTTTACCCACCGCTACCTCCGCGACATCCGCGGGTGGATGCAGATGGCCGACGGGCACATCGCTGACCTGTCGCGCAATCAGAAGCGGTTTGGCTGGCTGATTACCGGCGCGGTTTTCGTGATCGGCGTCCTCGGGGCTCTCGGGGACGCGCTTATCAAGGCGCAGGTGTGGGATTGGATCGGATGAGGTACGTCACCCAGGACGGCTACGCCGCCCGGTTCAGCCGCGATGAGCTGCTCGCGCTCACTGACCACAGCGGCAAGGGCGAGCCGGACCCGGAGGTATGGGAGGCCGCGGCGCGCGATGCCGAGGCCGAGGTCGATACCGCCCTGGCGGCCCGGTACGCGCTCCCGCTGGAGCATGTCCCGGACGCGGTGCAATGGGCCGCGTATGCCTGCCTGCGGGCGCGGCTGAACCCGCACGTCAGCGAGGGCCCGGCGCGGGAGCACTACGACGACGCGCGGCAGTGGCTCAAGCGGGTCGCGCGCGGCGAGGTCGGGCTCGGGCTCCCCCAGGAGCAAGCCGAGGAGATCGGCGCCCCGCGCCCGGCCGTCAGCGGCGGCGGGCCGCGGTTCACGCGCGAGGCCCTGCTCAGACTGCAGCCGGAGGTTCCCCGTGCCCGTCGCCGTTAGCGTCGAGCAGCTCAAGACGGTCGAGGACTACCTCGCCACGCTCGCCGGGCGGATCGAAGACCCGGAGGCGATCACCAGCGAGATCGCCCAAGAGGTCGCCGAGTCGTGCCGGATGCTGTTCGAGGAAGGGGTGGACCCCTGGGGCACCGACTGGGAGCCGCTCGCGGAGTCCACCAAGCGGCAGCGGCGCGGCAGCGGCGCCCGGGCGGC